TGCACTTGCACTATCCCATGCCGCGTTAATTGCATTAACACCTGCATCACCCCCTGCGGCTAAATGCTGTTTTTTGTGCGTTGTTGCTTTTGATAAAGCGTCTAACTTGTCTTTGTTGTTTGCTAATTCGGCTGTTACGTCTGCTACACTTGAACTTTGTACTGCCGCTTGTACTGCCCCAATAACACTAATACCTGCAAGTGCAGTTGTTAATGCATTTGTACCACCATTGCCTCCACTCTTAGGAAAGAATGTATTTGCAACTCCGCCAACATTTATTCCGCCAACATCTCCAATGGCTCCTTTAATAATTCCAAAGCCTTCTTGTCTAAGTCCGTCCTTTGATAAATCTTTAACATTTCTTGCGGTGTTAGCCGCTTTTAATACTGTACCTAATAATGCACCCGGTGATGAAAATGCCGCTCCACTTGTGATATCGCCAAATACATCTGCGGCACCTGCGGCAACTCCGCCCTGACCGAATAAACTTGCTGTGCCTCCGCCGGCAAGTGATAATGGACTTGGTGTTTTATCATAATGTTCTGTAGCAAATCCTTTTGGTGCAACTCCTTCAGATACTGCCCCTCTTGTATACCACACTGTTTCAAACTGACAACTCATTGTACTTTGTACTAACCCACTTGCATCACTTTGGTCCATTGTATCGTGTTGCCAACTATTAATAATAGGATTAACAAGTGTAAATGCTGTGTAACGTTTTCTTGACATTTGATATATTACAATACTGTCAAAGAAAGGATCACTACTATCATTATCAAAACCATAACGGTATTGTGATTGAATTGAATTAGCATCTGCAAAAGTGTTTGCTCTGTTATATGCAGACGCAGTTGTGTTTGGACTACCTGCTGTATCAGTTGATGCATAGTTACCATCTTTATAATAGTATCTGTAGTATGCTTCCCACATTGCAGTTGTAAGACCGTAGTTGTCATCATGGAAAACAAAATTACAAGGACTATAGTCTATACGCTTTTGTAAAATTCTTTTTCTATTGTATTGATGTTTAACTTCTGTAGTAATATCAAACTTAGGTAAGTCAACACTTTTAACTAACATATTAATTGTGTTAGAATGCTTTTCTGTTAACTGTGGTATAACTGACGATGCTCTTCTGTTAATATTAAAACTAACATGATATAAAAACTTATTTTTTGGTGCAAATTTAAATGCATCATTTACATATAATCGTGAAGCATGTTGATAGTCTGCAAGGTTACCTTTTGGACTTAATGCTCCAGATACTAAATTGTCAAGAAATGGGGTTAACTTATTTGCCATACTAATATTTATCTAAAAAATAAAGTGGGTATAGAATAAAAAAGGCGCCTAAGCGCCTTTTCCATGTTTATTTTAAAACTCTTAAACTTGATTATACTGCGCCACCGCCAGTAACAAGTGTGTTGATAGTTCTGCCTACAGCAGTACCAATACCTGTTCCTTGTGGTGTTTGTATCGCATTATCGTATCTAATACTTAATGCAACACTAACTACTTCTGATGTCGCGTATGCTAATTGATTGTAGTTTGCACTTTCTAAATAACAACCGTATAACTCAAATGTTTCAAGCACATTAACTGTGTTTGCACCGTTACCACCATCTAAAATTTCAATACGTGTAACGAATTTGTAGTCCGCGCCTGATGCCGCACCTGATTGTTCAAAGAAATCAAACTGTTTCTGCAACTGCTCGCCAACAAGTTTCTGAACGTTATTACTTACATCTTCACGTAAGTTCAATGTAATTGGTTCCCAAGTATGTTTTCCTGCAAGGAATACTTTTGAGTTGTATACATCAAGTGTAATCTGTTCAAAAGTTACGTTGGGTCTTGTTACATCGACAACTTGTTTCGTTAACTCAGTAGTTGGTGTTGACACTCCAAAATTTTCCAGTGACACCCTGAAGCGGTACTGCAATTTTGGCATTAACAAACCTTGTGAACTTGCAGATGAATTGCTGTCCAAAGGTACTGTTAGTCTTGAAAGTGATGAAATTGCCATTTATTTGCTCCTATTACTTTTATTTATCATATTATAGGCCCGCTATTTCTCCAGTGTTTTTAAGTCTTAATGGAATGTAAATGAATTCCACTGCTTTCACTGGTTCAATTGCAATGTCTACATAAAGTTCGTTTCTATCAATTCTTGATGGAGTGTTGTTACTTTCGTCACACACTACTAAGAAATCATATAACGCTCTTTGTCCTACAAGCTCAAGCATTAAACTGTCAGCCTGCTGTTTGATCTCGTCTCTTGTGATCTTATCATTAGGTTCAAAAATGTAAGGCTTAGCAAGTTTGTTTAACTGTCCACGTAAGTAAATTACTAAACGTGCAACGTTAATTCTATCTAATGAACTTGCATTTTTTGCTCTTGTCTTTTGACCAAAGTTAACAAGACCTGCTCCAGTTAAGAATGTTACTGGGTTAACCTTGTTGCTATACAATGTATCTCTTTGACCTTCGTTTAGAGCAACTGTTTTAAACTCGCCTTCGTTATTAATAAAGCCTGCACTTGAAGCGTTAGTAATTCCACCACGTCTTGTTCCTGCTGGAGCAAACCATGGGTAACTAACTTGATCACTTAATGCAATAGTTCTTAGTATACCATGTGATGCTGGAACAACTACGTTGTTTCCTGCATTATCACTTGTGAATAAACTTGGATAAAACACACCTAAGTACTCATCACTTGTTACTAATCCATTGTCGTTATCTTCAACAGCACCATTAACGTTAGTTGCCCAGTTGTTAATTCCTGTGGCATCACTTGCTAATCTCATTGGAGAGTCACCAACAACAAATGCTGTTAAGCCTCTGTCATTGTTCAATGTAACCATTTCACCAATTAGCTCTGGATAACCAGGAGTTGCTAATAAGTTAAAGATTCTTGATTCGTTATCTCTAATGTCTTGGTTGCTATTCATTAGTGCCTGTAACGCTTGTACAACAACTTTACGCTGTGCCTTACGACCGAATGTACCTGAACCATCACTTTGGTTAGCACTTTCAGTTACCCATCTATGTGGATAGTAAGCCGCCATTGATTCGTCGCCGTTACGTGCATTATCTTCTGCTACGTCAATTGAGTTACGTACAAATTTCTTAACGTTAAATCCAGAACGTCTTAAGTTCCATAACAACATACCTTTTGGATATAGTGCTGGATCTGGAGCATCTGGGTCTAAGTAATTACTTGCCGCTAAGTCTGCAATAGTACCTGCTGATCCACTGTTAGCACCCGAAGTGTTATAACGTGCATCACTAAACAACACACCATTCTCTGTAGTTTGGTCTGTGCTATCTCTTAATACCCATTTCAATGTAGTTCCATTGTATTGGTAAATTACAGGATAGTTTTCTAAGTCTGCTGTACTAATCCAAAGGTCTCCGTTTACAAGTGCCGAACCATCTGACTGTGTAGTTGGTTGTGTAGCACTAACAAGTGGACCATTCGGTGAACTGTTTGGGAACCCTGTTGAGCTATCTTGGTAACCTACCCAAGTAGTTCCGTTGTGTAACATAATGTCTGCTTCGTCAACAATACTATTGTACCATAACTGACCATCTAATGCTAATGCACTTGGTGCATCATCACTTGCTGTGTATGATAGTACTTGCCAATTCGAAGCCATAAACTGCTTAGGATTAGTTGAACTATCTGTTCCTGGAACATAGTATAAGTTCGCTGTACCTGTGTTTGCATCAACATATGGAGTAAATCCTGCTAATGTTAATCCACCATCGGTATCAACAATTCTAATCTCTCCACCATCGTTGTGTTCAATTACAACTCTGTTTGAAGCGTCTACACTTGCTACAATGTTAGTAAAGCCAGCACTGTTAATTTGACCTGCAATTTCTTCAGCGTCTGCCGCCGCGCCTGATGCAACAGCCGAAACTGTTACTGCTGAACTCATTACATTTGAGTTAGTAGTTGACTCGCTCATTGTAAATGTATAAGTTGCCGCAGATACTTGATCAGTAATAATTGCTGATGTAATCTTAGTAGATCCAGTAGCAACTCTTTTAAAGATTTTAAAGTCATACTCAACATCTGCTGATTCAGTAACGTTTGTTTGTGCATAGTAAGTATCAACTGAAAGGTTTACACCTCCGCCTGTTGAATCTAAGTTTTTCAATGCTGTTGCGTTATCTGCATATAATGGAACACTCTTGTTGTCCCATAGTTCAGTAGTACCATTCCATTCTTTAACAGAAAGTTTAGCACCTAAGTTTGCGTCAGTAGTTTTAAACCAAATACTTCCGCTTGGTCTTGGTGTTGTGTCTGTTGTTTTGTATTCTGGAACACCAGTGTGAGGTGCTATTTCTAATTTAGGTGCATTGTAAGTTGCCGCTGTTAAACCTAATTCAGCCGCTAAACCTGTACCGTCTGCAATTACAAGAGCAACACCAGTTGAAAAAATGTTCAATCTGCTGTTTACTGCACTTGCTGTTACGCCTGCAATACCTGCACCATTAATATCACTAACAACATCTGCTAATGCTGTGCCTGATGCTGTAATTGTGTTACTATTAATAGTTAAAGTTTTACCACCTGTTACAGTTGGATTGCTTGTTGCCGCAACTGCTGTTGGCCAACTTGCCTGCCATGCGTCAGTTCCAACTTTAACCCAAGTACCACTTGTGTTTTTGTAGTACGTTTTATTAATTGTAGTTGTTGCTACTGTTACGTAGTCACCAATTGCACCAACTGATGCTAAAGGAGCACCTGTTGCTTGTGCGCCAACTAATTTAGTTGCGTCTGTAATAACTGTAGGTGTTTTCATAGTGAACGTTTGTCCACCTGTAGTAGTAGCGGCGTTGCCGTTCCACTCAAAAATACCCATTCTACTAATT